GACCAGAGGAAGAGATAGCTGATGATATTTTGCGAGAAGTCGTAGGAGATCATCTAAATGACAATAAAAAGAAGCAACTTCTTGACGAATAATGGCGAAAATCGATGAACGTGACATTTCAAGTCAAGCTTTTAAGGATATAAGTTTGACATTTACCCGACATCCTGTAACGGATGACATTGGAGTGTTCACGAATGAGAATGCCATTAAGAGATCTGTAACAAATTTGATAAGAACAAGGATAGGTGAACGATTTTTTGAATCTTTATTAGGTAGTGCTGTCGAAGATTCACTCTTTGAACAGGCAGATCCCGATAATGCTCAGGTTTTAGAAGATGATATCAGACTTTTACTTGAAAACTTTGAACCTAGAATCTCTAGAGTCAGTATTAAAGTTGTTTATCCGTTAGATACTAACGAATTAACAGTGCAAATAGCATATGATATTGTCGGATTATCAATTCCAAGACAAAATATAGAATTTATTCTTCAATCAACTAGGATATAATGTCATTTAACCAGTTTACAAACCTAGATTTCCAAAGTCTTAGGGCACAAATTAAAGATTACCTTCGTGTAAACAGTGATTTCGCTGATTTTGACTTTGAAGGATCAAACTTTTCGACCTTAATTGACCTTTTAGCGTATAACTCTTACATAACTGCTTATAATACCAACATGGCAGTTAACGAGTGCTTCCTCGACAGTGCGACTTTGCGTGAAAACGTAGTATCACTAGCAAGAAATATTGGTTATGTGCCTAGATCAGCTAGATCTGCACAAGCTGTGGTGAATTTTAGTGTAGACTTAGGAACAAATGACACAAAAATAGTAACTTTGAAAGCTGGACAAGTTGCATTAGGTGTTCAACAGGGAAGTAATTACATTTTTTCCATTCCAGACGACTTTGTGGCGACAACTGGTGTTAATAATATTGCAGCTTTTGATAATTTAAGAATTTACGAAGGAATATATCTTCAAAAAACATTTCAAATTGATTATTCTCAACCAAATCAAAGATATGTGCTTCCAAATGCGAATATTGACGCTACTTCTATTCGTGTTACAGTCACTTCTACGACAAATGAGATTTATTCGCTCTATAATAACATTTTACAAGTCGATTCGACCTCTAAATTGTTCCTAATTCAAGAAATTGAAGATGAAAAATATGAAATCTTGTTTGGAGACGGAATTATTGGTAAAAAACCGCCTGCTGGATCAATTGTTACTGTAACATATATTGTTACTAACGGAAAATTAGGAAATGGAGCTAGAAATTTCTCATTTGTTGGTATTTTAAGAGATGATACTGATGCAACTATCACTTCTGGTATGTCTGTATTGACAACATCTCAAAAATCAGAAAATGGAGACAACATTGAAGACATAAGTACGATCAAATACTTAGCACCTCGTATATACTCCTCACAATACCGTGCCGTAACCGCAAATGACTATACAGGTATAATTCCATTCGTGTACCCTAACGTTGATTCTGTGACTGCTTACGGTGGAGAGGAACTAGAACCACCTGAGTATGGAAAAGTCTTTATTTCAATCAAACCGAAAGACGGTTCTTTCCTTTCACAGATTACGAAGGATGATATTTCAAGACAACTTAAACAATACTCGATTGCTGGCATCAAACCAGAAATTATTGATCTTAAGTATCTTTATGTTGAAGTTGATACCACAGTTTACTATAATACAAACGCAACGTCAGAGGTATCGGAATTAATTACATCTGTAACTAAGACGTTAACTACATATTCGCAATCATCAGACATCAACTCATTTGGTGGTAGATTCAAGTATAGTAAAGTTATTGGATTGATAGATGATTCTTCTAGAGGCATCACATCTAACATTACTAGAGTGAAAATGAGAAGAGATATACTTCCTGAGTTGAATACTTTTGCAACTTATGAACTTTGCTACGGAAATGGATTTTATGACCAACCAAATGGATATGGCATACGTTCTACAGGATTTACAGTAAGTGGTATTGACGGAACTTTGTATATGGGTGACATTCCTACTTCTGGGACGACTGTTGGAAAGATAGTATTCTTTAAACTTGTAAATAATCTTCCTTTAGTTGTTAAGAATGACGCTGGTACTGTGGACTACATTCATGGAGAGATTAATTTGGATGTGGTAAATATAACAGGAGCTTCACTTGCAAGTGGAGTCATTGAGGTTGAAGCAATACCCGATTCAAATGATGTTATTGCTTTGAAAGATTTGTATTTACAATTAAGTGTGCCAAACAGCACAGTAAATGCACTACCAGACGTTATATCTTCTGGAGAGAATACTTCTGCAACTGCATACGTTAAAACTTCTAGTTACGCTAGCGAAACAATCTATACCAGATAAATGACGGATATTAAAAGAGTAAAAATCTCTCATTTAATAGAATCTCAAATTCCTGAGTTCTTAAATCAGGAATCACCTCTATTCAAGAGTTTTTTAGAACAATATTACGAATCACAGGAGCACCAATCTGGTATGACCGACTTGGCCAGCAATCTGGCGGAGTATCGGAAGATTGGTGCGTTTAATGATGAGACACTTATAGCTTCTACAACCTTAACTGTTTCATGTTTCGCTGGTGATAGCACTCTAACAGTCATATCAACAGATGGATGGCCTGATACTTACGGTTTGTTGAAAATTGACAACGAAGTAATTACATATACTGGAAAATCAGCAACTCAGTTCCTTGGGTGTGCTAGAGGATTCAGTGGTATAGATCAAATATCAAAAGAAGACGATGCCGAGTTTGCAAACTTTGCTCAGACTAGTGGTGCGGTTCATCTTTCGGGTTCTACAGTAGTTAACTTAAGTAATCTCTTCTTACAAGAATTTTTTACTAAATTTAAGACAGAATTTTTACCTGGCTTTGAAAATAGAAGTTTTACAACTGGTACGTCAATTACTAATGTGCTTACCAGAGCAAAAGACTTCTACATGGCGAAAGGAACTGATGCTTCATATCAGATTCTCTTCAAACTTTTGTATGGTCAAGAAATTGAACTTATAAAACCAATTGATAGAACATTAATTCCTTCAGATAATGTATATTTCAAAACTAAGCACGTTTTAGTAGAAAACTTGTTTGGTGGACAACCACTAGAGACTATTGGTAACTTTTTATATCAAGATATCTCTGGAATTGGAACTGCTAGTGCTTCAATTTACAATGTAGAGTATAGACCAATCAATCAAGTTGATTTTTACGAAATATCACTTGACTCAACATCATTTGACGGATCTTTCCAAGTGCCTGGAAAAACAAAAGCACTTGAGATAACTTCAGCAGACGCAACCTCTCTTGTTGTTGACTCTACAGTCGGATTTGGACAAAGTGGCACACTTTTGGTAAAACCAAGAGAAGGTGCTAACTTTCTAAACATCAGATATACCGATAAGACAGTAAACCAGTTTTTAAACGTTACTGGTATCACAACATCTCTAGTTTTTGGTGCAGATGTTCTTGAGAACAAGCTTGCATACGCTTATGCTGGATTTGGACAAACATCTTTACTACAATTCAGACTTGTTAACGTTATTGACGAAGCGGACACTTCTACATCAACAAATATGCAAGTTGGTGATAGTCTTAAGTTACTTTCCTTTGGTAAAGACCTAGCAGACAATCCAAAGTTCAATAATTGGATATACAACGTACCTTCAAGTCATAACCTTTCTACAATCAGTCAGGTAAACGTCAATACATTTAGAATTACCATATTTGACAACTGTGTATTCTATGTTGATGAAATTTTAAAGTTAAGAAACGATTTTGGTGACGAAGTTGATATTACAGTCAAACAGATTGAGTATGATGCAACAAACACAGCACAAGTTTATTCAAACACTATTGTTGTTCAAACCAGTAGCACTGTTCCACTCAATCCTACTAAAATTACAAAAACAGTTACAAAGGCATCTCATAACTCAAATTACTTTGCTGGAGTTGATCAGTTTACAGTTGGTATTCAAAACAGTTACATTGACAAAGAAGAAAACTTCTTTTATGTATCTTCATCTGGTCTACCTAACTATCCTATCTTTGCAACTGACAATAAGGTCTGGGTAAAGACCAGTCCTATTGAGGTTGTGGACGGATTTGGCACACCTTTACTTGGTGGTGGGTTTACTTATACTATACAGTCTTATGACCCTGCCTTTGACCCTGCAGCGGGTGTCAGTCTACTTCCACACAACTATGTAACTGGTGATAAGATTTATTGGGACAATACAACCAATAGTGGTATCTCAACTGGTATCTACTTTGTAACTAAGGTAAACCAAACTGACTTTTATCTTTCATTCAGTGGATCTGACGTATTTGCTCAAAAATACATTGCAGTTAGAACAGGAACAGCTGGCCAATACATTTACAAATCGGGTTGGGAGAACAAGACACTTAAGAACCAAAAGATTCTTAGAAAATATCCTGTCTACAAAGAAAAGGAATTATTTGATGATCCTAATAAGAGACAGGTAAATAACAGACCTGTGGGACTTATGGCGAATGGTGTTGAACTATTCCCTCCCACTGTATTTGATGAACAGATTTTTCATGGTGATCTTACAAGTATTACAGTTACAAACCCAGGCGAAGGTTATGATGTAATCACAGGGCCACCTATACAAGTTTTAGATCAACAAGGATCTGGTGCTATAGCTCATGCAAATATCTCAGGATCATTCAAAGAAGTTAAGTTAATATCGCCAGGTATTGGATATCAAGATAAACCAAAAATTACTGTATTAGGTGGTAATGGAACTGGTGCTGTTCTTGAATCTAATCTAGTTAAAGGTAAGATCGTTGCTAACTTCAAAGCAGACGGATCATCTGTCAATACGACTGATGAAACTATATCATTTGAAAACAGACATAACTTTGAAGTTGGTGAAGCCGTTGTTTATGATGCAAGAGGTAACACACCGATAGTCAACGTGGTTAGTGGATCTGTCTATTACGTTGCACCTGTAAACGAGACAAAGATAAAATTACACAATAAACCAGAAGAAGCTAAGGTTGGTATCAATACTGTTAATATCGGAAATGTTAGTTTTGGTTTTCATAAACTTACTACAGTAAAAGCAAAGAATACAATAACCAAAATCTATGTAAAGGAAAGTGGTTCTGGGTATTCAAATAGAAAAATTATTGTCCCTGCAAGACCTGTTAACGGAGACGTTCAATCTGGTATTAGTACATCTGACGATTATATACTGGCATACAACCATCACTTCAATAACGGAGAGATCGTTGAATATTCTACAACAGGAACAGTTGCATCTGGTCTTTCAACAACTACACAGTATGCCATTAAGGTCATTGATCCTAATAGATTCAGACTTTGTGATGTTGGTGTTTCCTCACAAAGAAACTTTACGAATTATGACAAAAATAAACCCGTTGTAATTCGTGGATTGGGTAGTGGTGATCATACTATAAAATATCCACCTATAGTAGTAAACATAGAGAGTTTATCTGGTATTGCTGTTACCACAGTTATAAAACCAGAGATTCAACCTTTAGTTCTTGGATCAGTTGAAAACGTTTACTTACAAGAAGGTGGTATTGGTTATGGTTGTACTAATATCATGGACTTCCAAAGAAGGCCTGATGTAGGCATCTCTACAATTACTTTCAGAGCATTGCTAAAACCAATTATCATTGGTGGTGCTATAGTGGATGTTCAGATACTTGCCAATGGTAAAGGATATCGTGAAGATTCTGATATCGTAATCACTAGTCCTACAGGAAATTTTGCAGACATAAGACCCATAGTTGAAGATACCAGAATAACTGGTGTACAGATTCTTGATGGTGGTGTTGGATATAACAGTAGTGATACCATTTTGCTTCTACAGAATAGAGGTAAGAATGCCAAGTTTATTGGTAATGTTAGAGAGTGGAAGATTAATCAAGTTCAGAAGAACGAAAACATTATCAACGTAGAAGATTCAATACTCACAAAACCAAGTACAAACCCAGCTTTCCAATTACAAACTATTGGAATGTATCCTCCTCAAAAACTAAGATATCAAAAAGGGGATAATATTGATTCAGCAAACTTAGAAACGCCTAATGCATTTCACTCACCAATATTAGGATATGCATATGACGGTAATCCAATCTATGGCCCATATGGTTATCAAAATGCAGTAGGTGGTGCTATTGTTAGACTTAGATCTGGATATATTCTCGACACCTCCTCTAGAGCAGGCCTTAGACCTCCTGGCTTTGCTTTTGGATACTTTGTTAATGATTATGTTTTTGACAACTCTGGCGACCTAGACGTACACGGTGGTAGGTATTGTGTTACTCCACAGTTCCCAGATGGAACTTATGCATACTTCTATTCTGTAGAAGTTGATTCTAGTGGTGTTGCTAAACCTAAGTTCCCATACATGGTTGGTGGACAATTTAAGGATACTCCTATAGAAGAGAACTTTGTTACTTTCTTCAACCAAGACATTGATATTGCAAGTAGGAATGTAACAAGAAATATTGCTCCATATTACCTATCATATGGTAACTCTGATTATGAACTAATTGATGATGTAAAAGATGCATTGAAACAAGAGTTTGAAGTTACCAAAACAAAGAGTGCTGGTATCACATCTGTAACTGTATTCTCAAGAGGAGATGGATATAAAATAGATGATACTCTTACATTAGATAACAAAGGAACAAACGGCACTGGTGCTAACATAGTTGTAAGTGAATTATTAGGAAAAGAAATAAACACTGTCGAAATTGGTATTACTACGTTCACTGATGCATCACTAAGACTTGAAAAGAAACAAGTTGTTGGTATTACTTCAATACCACACGGTATTGCTGATGGCGAAACAATTATTTTAAGTGGTATTAGTACATCTGAGTTTACAGAGTTCAATGGCCCTCAGAAAGTTCAAGTTATTGGTAGATCAGTAGGTCTTACTACTTTTATAGACAATGTAACACTTACTGGAGTCACTACAGAAATATTTGTGACAGATACTAGAGGATTTACTCCAGCTGATATAGTTGGAGTTGGAACAGAGAACATGACCGTTGTTGGTATTGATACTGCTTTCTCCAGATTACTTGTAAACAGAGAAAACTTTGTTGGTGCTGCAATGACACACCAGCCTGGTACTAACAATGTAGTACTAAAACCAAACAAGTTCCAATTTTCTGTTGGAACTTCAACAGTCACTCAATTTACATTTGAAAATTATAAAACCTATTTTAACCCACAACAAACAGTCGGTGTTGGATCTACAGGAACACATTATACAATTACTAGCACTGGTTTAGGAACACAAGCAATTCAAACTGTAGAAAATCGTTTTGTGCCTCAACAACAGATTTACATTAAGGATCACAAGTTCTTTACTGGTCAAAAACTAGTTTATAACATGGGTATCGGTGGTACATCTCTTGTTTGGGCAAAAGTATCTGCTGGTGCAACTTCTGGAGTAGGAACTGAGGTTCTTCCCGATGGTGATGTGTATGCCGTTGATTTTGGTAAAGATTATATTGGATTAACTACTGTTGCTTTCTCTACAGCTGCTGATGCCATATGGTTCTATGGTGTTGCATCCAATTCTGGTCTTGCACACTCCTTTACAACTGCATATCCTAAAGTATCAACTAAAGTCGAAAGATTCTTTGGAGAAGTTGGAGTTAATTCTGCTCATGGACTAACAACAGGCGATCTTATCAAACTTGAAGCTATACCAAAATCTTCTGAGTCTACAAAGTTAAGATATGACCCAGTTATAGCTAAAATTACAACAAAAAGAGTTGGATTCACATATACAAGTTTCTCTGCCGACTTAACTCAAATAAACATCAATGATCAGGACTTACAGAGTTATGATAAAGTTGTTTATTACGATAATGGTAATACAATCACTGGATTGATTAATAACGAAACTTATTTCGTTCTTAGAGAAGATCCAGAGTCCATAAAACTCTGCAAATACAAATCTGATGTATTTGACTCTAATCCAGTCGCAATATCAACAGTATCGACTGCAAGTGCTAACAATTTAAGCTACATTGCTAAGATCAACCCACCTCTAAGTTTCACATCAGGTAATACAATCGTATTTGATGTATCGGATCAAAGTCTTCTTGATATGAGATTGGATTTCTTTGATGATATCACTTTCAACAACAGACTTGATGTTCAAGGCACAAATACTGGTGGATTTAACATTACTAGGAGTGGTATTCCTGGCGACCCTAATGCCACAGTCACAATCAACACTGAGACAGGTTGGCCAACAAAAACATACTACGATCTAACTCCTGTTGTCCCATCAGACACTAGAAAGACATTTGGATCATCAGATACTGAGGTAATAGGAAGAAACAACATAACATTCAAAGATATAGTTCTTAGAAACGAACATAGTGTTTCAATCAAAGATGATAAGACATTTTCATTCAATTTAAAAGAAAAACCACTAGAATCACAAAAATTTGTTTCTAGAGTTGGTGTAAGCACAATAACATACAGTACAACATCTTCTAGTGCTAGAGGGCCCGTATTTAAGACTAAAATTAACTTCCCAGGCAAAGGATATACTCTTTTACCTAGAGTTATTGGTTTTGCAAGTACACAAGGTAAAGATGCTATCGTAAAAGTGTCATCTCCCGAAATTGGACAAATTGATAACATTGAAAGAATCAAAGATGGATTTGACTATCCAACTGATCCTACTTTGTTACCATTCTTGTCAGTTCCCGCTATAATTGATATAAGTGGTATTTCAAGAATTAATAATATCGAAGTTACTGATGGTGGAACAAGATATAACCAACCACCTATACTTGCAGTTCGTGGTAACAGTAATGTACAGATTGCAGCACATATATCTGGTGGATCTGTAGAAAGAGTTGAAATTATCAAAAATGCTTTTGAGTTCAAAGAACCACTAAGCATTATTACAACTGGTAACTCTAATGGTTATGATATAGACAATATCACTCATAGTGGTACTACCGTTACTGCTGAATTGTTACTAGATGCACAATTCAACCAACCTATTAACACTGGGTATGCTTCTACTGAAAATGTGTTACCTTTTGCAGTTGGTGATCAAGTATTTGTTGAAGGTTGTAGAATCAAACCAGCATCATTACAATCAGGTGAAGGTAACTTCAACTCTGCTGACTATGACAACACATTCTTCACAGTTACAGGTGTAAGCACTGCCAATGCGACTGTAGAGTTTAGTATGGCAAGTGCGCCTGGAATATCCACAGTTACACTTGGAGTTTATGATGATGACTTCACATTAGGATCTATTGTCAACTACAACGACATGGCGAAGTTTAATATGACACTTATTAACGATGCCAAATACTTATCTGGTGAAAAAGTAACATCTGCTAAATTTGAAGGATTTGTAGCTGAAAATGGTTGGAACGGTAATATCAGTCAACTTAGATTAAGAGATACCATTGGAACTCTTTTACCTGGCGATACATTGTTTGGTGAAGTATCACAACTCAAAGGTAATGTTAGAGATGTTAACAGATTTAGTGTAAGAACTACTCTTGGAGTTACAAGAGACAAAGTGTCTAAGAATGACATGGAAGTTGGTATTCTTAATGACTTCAATCAAAGATTATCAGATAACTTCTACTTCCAGAAGTTTTCATACTCAATCAAGAGCACTCTTCCATATAATACATGGAAAGAATCTGTAAAATCAATCGTTCACCCAGCTGGATTCTTAGAGTTCTCAGATCTTATTATTGAAAGTGATTCTAAGAAAGATGCCGATACACTAGATTTAGTAAGTGTTGGAATTGCAAAATCAAATAATATGAAGGTAAAACCTGTTGATACTACAGTTAATCTCATATTGAATATCGATAATGAAATGTACATGGGTAAGAGAGATAACTTTGCAATAGTTACTGAAGATGATGCTTTAACTGACGGTACTGTACAAAGAATATTCTTCCCAGAAGGCAGACCAATTAAGAGTTTCATTATGAATAAAACCAACAAGGTCATATCAATAGATGATATATCTTCTGGATTTACTGGATTTCATGACAGAACTGGAACATTAGTTGGAAGTAAACAGTTCCAATTAACAACAGGTGGAAGACCAGCGTTCAAAAAGTCATATGATGCTTCTAGTTCTGCTATCGTCAATACTAACTTGAATACAATATCAATTCAGAACCACGATTTCCAGACTGGTCAAACAGTCAATCTTGATACTCAGGGTGGATCTAAAATTGGTATTGCAATTACATCTTATACAACAGGAACTAAAGACATTGTGATGGCTGCAGTTACATCTGGTATTGGTGGAAGCACAATGTTTGAGAATGGATTTAATGTTCAGATTCCAGGCCCTGTTACAGGAACTGCCACTACACAGAATCCACCTGGCCCTCAGTTTGTTTTATATGGGTTTGGTAATCCAGATGGAGGAGTACCTGGCTTCTCTACAGTTGGTACTGGCGCTGTGTTCCAAGTTAAGTTTGATTTTGACACAACCACTGGTCAATGTATATCTACTTCCGTTGTTCTAATCAAAGGTGGACAAGATTACATTGTTGGTGATACTGTAGGAATTGCTGGTACATATCTTGGTGGAGCAACACCAGCAAATAATTTATTATTCCCTGTTACTAAAACAACAGGATCTAGAGTTGGTATAGAAACAACATACTCAAATGTTCCATCAACAAACAATGGATCTGGTTCTGGTGCAATCTTTAATATTACTAGAGATTCCAACTTAGATATTATTGCTGTTGGTGTTGTTACTGGTGGAACAGGATACGCAACTACTAACACCATTTCTATTGCAGGGACATATATCGGTGGTACAACTCCAACCAACAACATTGAATTAACTCCTGTAGAATGTGGAACTAATGTCATGCCTAATGAATTGTTCGTTCAAAAGGTTGATGATGTAAACTTTAGAGTTGCTGGCTTATCTACATCACTACCATTTAATTTTACTGGTTTGGGAACTGGTACACATCTTCTCAAAGTTCAAGATCCAAATAAACAGGCCTTGATTATGATTGATAATATTATTCAGACACCAGTGAAAAATAAACTTCTAAGTGTTGAAGTAACAGAAGCTATTGCTCAAACTGGTGAGAACATTGTAGTTGGTGCTGGTATTGGATCATTAGCTAAGGGTGATATCCTTAAAGTTGATGATGAATTTATGAAGATTCAACAGATAGGAGAGGCGACGTTTGCACAAGCAAAACTAGCAGTCGCAAATAAAGTTGTTGACAACAATTTCTACTACGATACTAAGAGAGCTAACTCAAATGTGTTGAATGTAGACACAACAACTGCTACTATGGATGACAACCCTCCATATTAACTATAAATAAAGAAAAAACGTTTTTAAGTAATGGCTAAACAAGGGATTAGTACTGGTTCGGCTCCCAATGATGGGACGGGCGATACCCTATTGGCAGGGACTATTAAGATCAATAATAATTTTAATGAAATATACGATAAGTTCGGAGACGGTACTAATCTTGTAAGTTTTGTTTCTTTTGCTAGTACTGCTGGTTACTCAACAAATGCTGGAATTGCATCAACATCAGTTGCTGCTGGAATTGCAGCTAGTGTATCTGACAACATTGATATCAACACATCTGGTGTTGTTACTTCAAGTTATGCAGACGTTGGTAAGATAACAATTCAACAGCCTGGTGCTATCACAGATGGGCCTGTTGAGGTTGGTTTTGCTGCAACAATGTTCCGTATCAAAGCTGATGGTATGGTGGGTATTGGAACATCACTTCCAACATCTCAGATGGAAGTTGCATCATTCTCAAATGAAAGACCAACTATATGGGCAGTTGCAAAAGGTAATGGACATGGATTGCGAGTATCCGATGCAGCAATAACTGATTCTAAGTCATTTGTTGTTACCAATGAGGCATATACTGGTATTGGTTCTACTGCTCCAACGTGTAGACTAGACGTACAAGGTGATGTTCTAGTCAGTGGTGCAAGTACTTTGATGGATCAGGTTAACTTTAATTCTGATATCACAGAAAAGGTTGTAGGAAACTATAGTGATGTTATGCAAGTAAGTGCAGGCGGAACATTTACTATTGATGTTTCACAAGGATCTGTCATATGTGGTGTTGCAACAACATCTATCAGTTCATGGGCATTTACAAATGTAAGTGGTGAGAATAGTAAAGCAACTACAGCTACACTTATCATCAATGCTGGAGTTGGATATACTTATGGTGATCCAGTTACAGTTAATGGTGCTACAATCGCAACAGGAGTAAGATGGGTTGGAGGTAATCCACCACCATCAACGGCAAATGATGATATCTTAACGTTCAGTATTATAAGAGACAGCACTGGTGTTACCAGAGTTTATTGTTCAAGTTCTATTAACATTAGTTGAGGAAACAGAGTAAATGCCAAGAACTACGCCTGGACAAGGAGTTCTACTAAAACCAACATTTAACTCTGTTTATGGAGTCGTCAATATAGAGGTTTTAGCTGGAGGAGCAGGCTACGCACAAACAGATCCACCTAAGATTACAATAGAGGGTACTGCAACCCCTAGTGTAGAGGGAGTTTTTTACCCAAAGATATCTGGGGTTGGAACTGTATCTGAAATTATTATATTTAAAACTGGTGCTGGATATTTCCCTGTATTCAATCAGTCAGAACAGTCAGGTGTTGTTGTAGAAAGAGGTTCATTTGGAACTATATCGACTAGTCATGCTTCTGCTGGTCTTGCATATTCTGTATTTTCTGGTGATTACAATATAGTAGATGATAATATACACTTTACTGATGCACCTTATGGTCTAAGTGGCCCTCAAGGATTACAAACTGCTTCTTCATTCTCTGGTAGATTATTCTCTAGAAAATTAGATCCTTTTGACGAAAAAGATAAGAACGTAATTTTAGACGATATCTCTTTAGAATTTACAGGTATTGCAGGTACACAATTCACACTGACTGAAAACACTGGTATTGTAACTGCTTTATATAACGATGTGAACACAGGCGTTGATATACAGAACAATCCATTCATATTGATTAACAATGTTGTTCAGACGCCAGGGTTAGACTTTGAGATTGTAGATAACGCATCAAACAAACTTAACTTCTTAAGTGGAGTTCCAAGATCAGGTAGACTCGCTAAGGTTGGACTACAAACTGGTTCTGGTTACTACTTACCAACAAAAGCAGCAGTAAGAGTAGGTGTAGGTTCTACTGGTAGTCTTCAGCATATTCAGATAGAAGGTAAGGGACAGGGTTATAGATCAATACCAGAAATCACAGTCAGATCATCTCAAGGTTATGGTGCAAGTATTACTGCGTTCTTAGGTGAATCATCAACAACAAGTGTTGCGATTTCGACTGCAACTTATAATCATATCGCTGGTGTTGCAACATTTACAACTGGTAGTTCTCATGGATTTGAAATTGACGATAGAGTGAGAATTACAGGTGCTGGATTTACGTTTGCACCAGTATCTGCTGCAAGAAATATAGGTTCATTTGGATACGATTATATCACTGGTATCGCAACTGTTCAAGTTTATGGTGGTCACTACATTGGCACAGGTAAAAATCAAAGTAGAAACCTACTTATAAAACAAGTTCAAGTTACAGAAGGTATATCTACTTTCTTATTCCGAGAAGATGGATACCCAATCGTAAGTGTTGCCAGTACTCAAATAGTAACAGTCATGGCTGGTGTAGGTACACAACCATTAACATATGTTAGTGGAGGTCTTGCTCAAGCTGGTATTGATACTGGAATTATGGACGGTAGAAACGTCACAGGTTTCGACATAATAGGAGCGACTGCAAACACCTTTAAAGCCTTTATTGGTATAACAACTTATGCACATAATTATGTTGGTGGTGGTGTTGTAAACAGAGCAGAAGCTGGTATCATTACAAACTTTAGTATTGTAGAGGGTGGAACTGGTTTCTATGCTCCTAAACATATTGAACATGTCAATCAAAATCCCCCAACTGGTATTACTACAATTACTGCTATTGGTGTTAAAGATGGTGATTCAAAAAATATAAACGCACTAGAATATGATTCTCTTTCTGGTGTTGCAACTATTACATCTGCATCTGCTCATGGACTAACGACTGCAAATGTTGTTAAGTTATCTGGTATTGCATTTAGCACAGGTGTTGGTGATATCATCTTCCCATCTGATACTCAAAAGTATTTTGGTGTTACAGGTATTGTAAGCACACTTAACTTTAATATCAATATTGGTATTGCAATGACCACTACTGGTATTCACACCGCAAATGTTGGAGCTGGTATTGGTTCATATATTCCATACAAAGGACATGAATTAGAAACTGATGATTATGTTCAGACAACAGGTATTGCGGTTACATTTACAAGTGCTCCTGCTGTTCAAGTTGGTCATGTTGAATATGATGAATCATCTGGTATTGCAACTATCACGACAAGAAAGAATCATAATCTCACAGAAGATGATTGTGTTGTTCTTTCTGGTATCGCATTTACTTGCGACTATGACCCCGCCCTAGGCGTTTCTAGTGCATTATATGATAATATAACTGGAGTTCTAACTGTAACTACTGCAGCGCCTCACGGCTACAAAGTAGGTAAAGATGTTATTCTGACTGGTCTTGCATTTACATGTGCCATAGACAATGGTGCAAAAGATCATTACTATCCAAGAAGTAGATCAACTGCATACGATACTTCTATTCCAATCGTAGGTTATTCTGGAACTGCACTTGAGATAGATGTTGGTATATCTCGTGTTAAAAATCAATATGTTCATAAATTTGAAGAGGCAACTGCTGGTGCATTGGTATATGGTGGAGATTATCCTCACCTATTTCTTCGTGCAGAAGAGGGTGCATTACTAACTGGTGGCCCATTCTTACATGAGTTCCACAGTGCAACCGCAACATCCACATTTGCTGGTGGTGATTATGCACATACCTATGTAAGTTCTGATCCAAAAACTATTAAGGTTGGTGGTGACTATGCACATACATTTGTCCCTGCAAAAACAATTCCTGATTGTATAGACATAGTTGGTGGTGGAACAACCACTCCAACAGATGCAGATTACAATGCTGGCACTGGTGCATTAGTTCTAACAGTCAATAGTCATGGATTGACAGGCCCTACAGAACATACAATAACAACTGCAAGATATAATGCGTTAGTTGGAATACTAACTGTAACTGTTCCTAGTCATGGATTCAATAATGGGGATCAAATAAAGATTCTTGATAATGCACTAACATTTAAGTGTGGAATGGATGGATATGCCTCTACTCACCCATATCCTAGATCAACAGATCCAGTAAGCGATCAGTGGATTCCAATATCTAATAAAACTACTGATACTTTTGAAGTATTTGTTGGATTAAGCACTATTGTAAATTACACTGTTTCACAGGCACTTTATACCCCTGCTGTGGGTATCATGACCATGAGTATTGGAACTCATGACTTAACTGCTGGAACAAGTATTAAAATTAAAACACTTTCACTTGGATTTAAGTGTTCAATGGATAGTAATGAAAAAACTAAGTACTACCCTAGAACAACTGATCCAGTATATGATACTGCTGTTCCTATAGTTGGTGTTGCTGGTACAACAATCACTGTACAAGTTGGTATCTCAACCATTGTCACATACAATGTCAGAGATGCGAAATACAATGCTGCAGTCGGTATTATGACTGTTGCTGTTGATCGAGTACATGATATCATTGCTGGAAACAGTATCAAATTTAAGACTGGATCTATCGTATTCAAATGTTCTCTAGATGGATTCCAAACTAATCATTTCTATCCAAGAACAACTGACCCATTTTACGATACTGCATGTCCTGTCATTGGTGCTGCTGGTACTATTTTTGAATGTAATGTTGGTGTATCAACTGCTGGAAACTATGTTCATCAATTTGTTCCTAATCAGGGTGTTGCTGTTGACGCAATCATCACTGGTGGTGATTATCTTCATACCTTCCAAGGCATTGGTACAGATGCAGTAATTACTGGTGGTGATTATGGTCACACATTCGATTCTTCATATACTAACGGATTACAGAGACCATCTTCATATGTTCAAATTGAGAAAGGTGGATTGACCTTTACATGTGCTAAAGATAACTATGCATCTGAACATGCATATCCAAGACCTACAGACCCTGCATATAATACTAATCTAGGAATTGTATCTGCCACAAGTAACACATTTGAAGTTAGAGTTGGTGTATCTACAATACAGGAACGTTCTATATCAACATCAACATACAACCCTGCCACAGGTGAGTTTACGATGACTGTTGGTGCTGGACACTCATACATCAATGAGTCAGCCCATACAATTTCGACGGCAACGTATAATGCTAGTACTGGTGTACTAGAACCAACCATTGCAAATCATGGTTTTGTTGCTGGTGAATATGTCAAGTTTGATTTGGAATCAATTTCATTCAAGTGTGATCAAGATGGATATACTGCAACTAAGGCATATCCAAGATATTCTGATCCATTTTTAAATAAATGGTTGCCAATTTACAACGTGGGTGTAAATACATTCTCTGTACAAGTTGGTGTATCTACTGTTGTAAATGCACACTGGTTCCAAAGTGCAACTACTGGTGGTCTTAAGAAGGCAAGAGATACCGTTGGTATCAATACTGCATCAATATTATTCACATGTGCTAGAGATAATTACGCAACAGAACATGCGTATCCTCGTCCTGATGATCCTATTGGTGGTAATGTATCCGTTGGTATCGGATCAACTTCTGACACCACACTGACTATCAATGTGGGTGTATCTACAATAGTCAACTATGGTATCACTACTGCAGCTTACACTGCAAGTACAGGTATCATGACTGTATTCTCAAATGTTCATGGTTTCAATGGTTCATATACTAGAAACATAGACTTTGCATATTATGATGCCGTATCTGGTATTCTGACTGTTACATGTGCTGGCCATGGAATGGTTACTGGTAATAGAGTTCAAATTGCAAGAGACTCTCTAAGATTCAGATGTAAGATGGATGGTAGAAAATCCATCAAGAGTTATCCTAGAAGAAAAGATCCATCAGATCAAAAATGGTTATCAGTCACAAAAACAGACTTAGATAATTTTACAGTCAATGTAGGAACATCACCACTTGTTTACCATAGTCCTACAAGTGGATCATTTGATCCTTTCACTGGATTGATGACAATTGATATTGGTTCTCATACACTTCAAAAAGGAACTTCTGTCAAGTTAAAAACAAATGGATTCAAATTTACCTGTGCCTTAGATAATCATG